CAACAGGAGAATAATAATGTCTAATGTACAGAAAGGGGCAGAGCAGTGCCGAGGAATGACTTAATACAATTAAGAAGCGACACCGCCGCCAACTGGACATCAGTCAACCCAACACTTGCTCTTGGCGAAGCAGGGTTTGAAACAGATACAGGCAAATTTAAAATTGGTACAGGATCGACCGCATGGAATAGTCTTCTTTATGCCACTGACGCCAGTGATGTCACCGGAGCCATAGATGGAGGGTCTGCATGATCTCAATCGTCACGCCGACTTACAACACTGACACAGACATTCTTGCCCGTACTTGGGCATCACTCAAAGCACAAACATTCACAGACTGGGAATGGGTTGTCTGGGACGACTCCACCAATACTGAGACTTGGAGTCAACTGTACGGATTCTGTTCCGATGAACGCTACAAGATCGCGATGCATCGCTCCCATGTTCATTCTGGGAACATTGGAGATGTTAAGCGAAATGCGTTTATGGTTTCCAAGGGTGACATTCTTGTTGAGTTAGATCATGATGATGAGTTGACGCCTGATTGTTTGCAGGAAATTTATAACGCTTTCCAGGACCCTGATGTTGGGTTTGTTTATTCGGACTGGTGTGAACTTCTACCAAATGGTGAATCTGGTGTTTACCCTCAGGGTTGGGCTTTCGGTTTTGGTTCAGAGTATTGGTCTGAGCAGTATGGCGTTTGGGTGATGAGTGCACCTGAAATTAATGATGCGACTATCCGTCATATTGTTTCTGCCCCTAATCATGTTCGTGCGTGGCGTGCTGATGTTTACCGGTCTTTGAATGGTCATGATCCTAAGTATCCTGTTGCTGATGACTATGAGTTGATTGTTAGGACTTTTCTTGCTACCAAGATGGTTCATATTCCTAAGTTGTTGTATAAGCAACATATTGGGCCGTTGACTGCGCAGCGTGTTCGTAATGATCAGATTCAAACGTTGGTTGCTAATATTGCAAATTTGTATGATGATGCGATAACAGCCAAATTTTCTGAAACAAAATAAAAACTTACTAATTTTATCTTCTTTAGTTATTCACATGTAGGTCTATACTTTGACGACTACGACCTAAGGTATATTTATGCGCGACATTGCATGGACATTCGGAATAGTGACAGTATATGAAGACAAAGAAAGACTACTAAATATTGTTAAAACTATTCGCCGTTTAAATATTCCTGAATATGAAATCTTATTTGTAGGTGGCGGTGATAGTGAAGGAATCGATGGCCCTGATATCCGCAAAATAGATTTTGACGAAACTCAAAAACCTATTTGGATTACTAAAAAGAAAAATATTTTGGCTGTCGAAGCAAAATACGAGAACATAGTTTTAATGCATGACTATCATTTCTTTGAAAGAAATTGGTATGAAAGTTTTAAAGAATTTGGAACAGACTGGGATATTTGTTCATGCCCCCAATATCTGATAACGGGCGACAGAAACCCTATGGACTGGTCCCTATGGGACAAGCCAGATCATGGTCGCGCTTGGTCCCTGGATTATGACGACTGGACACAAACGCAGTACATGTATATTTCCGGCGGATTTTTTATAGTCAAAAAGCATGTTCTACTTGAAGAGCCACTAGATGAAAGCCTTGGCTGGAACGAGGCAGAAGATGTTGAATGGTCTATAAGAGTCCGGAATAAGTACATATTAAAATGTAATGGTGGTGCTATTGTTAGGCACAACAAATGGCATCGACACGCAGGACCGAACCCTAATGCATAATAACAAACTAGTCATATTTGATCTTGATGGTGTACTCATTGACTCAAGGGACGTTCACTACGACGCGCTAAACAATGCGCTAAAAAAGATTGACCCCAAGTTTGTTATTACAAGGGATGAGCATCTATCAAAATATGATGGCCTCGGCACAACCAAAAAACTGAACATGCTCACAGAGTTAAAAGGCCTGCCGGTCGAATATCACGATCAAGTCTGGAAAGAAAAACAAAAAGAAACTATTGATATTCTAAAAAATCTTTCCCAAAACAAAACGGCAATTTCAATAATGGAACAGTTAAAAAAAGATAACTGGAAAATTGCGGTAGCAAGCAACTCAATCAGAGAAACCATCATTACAGCGTTAAATGCTATCGGCGTATTACATCATGTTGAATACATTGTAAGCAATGAAGATGTGAAACATCATAAGCCATACCCAGAGATGTACTGGAAGTGCATGACGGCGTTAAACGCCCTGCCACAAAACACAATCATTCTTGAAGACTCACACATCGGCCGTCAAGGAGCCATGTCCTCAGGAGCAAACCTTTACGGTATTAAAGACGCAGACGATCTAAACAAAGATAAGTTATTCAATTTTATTGACAAATTTCAAACAAAAGGAAAAACCGAAGTGCCTTGGAAAAACGAAAAGATGAACGTCTTAATCCCAATGGCCGGCGCCGGCTCCAGATTTGCACAAGCAGGGTACACTTTCCCTAAACCGTTGATCGAAGTTAATGGCAAACCAATGATCCAGGTTGTAGTAGATAATTTAAACATTGATGCTCACTACATCTTTATAGTTCAAGAAGAGCACTTTCACAAATACAACTTGAAACAAGTGTTAAGTTTGATCAAGCCAGGATGCGACATTGTAACAATCAACGGAATCACAGAAGGTGCTGCGGTAACAACACTGCTAGCAAAACAGTACATTGACAACGATGAACCTTTGATGATTGCTAACTCTGACCAGATTGTGGAGTGGAACAGTAACGAATGTTTGTACGCGTTCGGTGCTGACGAAATTGATGGCGGCATCTTGACATTCAAGGCCACTCACCCTAAATGGTCTTACGCAAAAATCGGTGATGATGGTTTTGTTTCTGAGGTGGCGGAGAAGAATCCTATTTCAGATAACGCAACAGTTGGTATTTATTATTGGAAACATGGTTCGGATTATGTGAAGTACGCCGAAGACATGATTGAAAAGAACATTAGAACCAACAATGAGTTCTATGTTTGTCCGGTTTTTAATCAGGCTATTGAAGATGGTAAAAAGATTAGGGTGAAGGAAGTTCCTCAGATGTGGGGAATTGGTACACCTGAAGACCTTAATTATTATTTGGAAAACAATAAATGAGCAAAATAAAAGTTGATTTTCCTCATCTGGATCATGTTGAGGGGTGGCTAAATACAGAGGCACTATTGTTTACTAGTTATTGTGCGTCAAACATTATCAATGTTGATAGTTTTGACTCTTTGGAAATAGGCGTTTATCACGGTAAATTTTTAATTGGAATAGAAAATCTGACACCATACAATTCCAGATGTATTGCTATTGATTGTTTTTCACAACAGGAAGCAAACATTGATCTAGCAGGATATGGAAACTTAGAAAAATTTGCCCACAACTATAAAAAGTTTTCACTAAACCCACAAAGAGTAATGCCTGTTGAAATCGATTCTTTAAAAATTGATCCCTACGCCTTAGGCAAAAAAAAATTTGGGATCATATCAGTCGATGCATGTCATACAGAAAAACATACAAAGAATGATTTGTCAATAGCAGAAGTACTAGTTATGGATGATGGGATTGTTGTCTTAGATGACATTACTAACGAAGATTGGATGGGCGTTGTTTCTGGCGCGTATAACTTTTTTACAACTGCATCGAAGGGACATCTTGTTCCTTTTGCTGTAGGGTTTAATAAACTATTTTGTTGCACGGCTAAAAAGAAACAGGCAGTAATTGACTTAGTTTGCAATGATGCAAGCATGCGTAATGATATCAACATTTATGCAGGAAAAATTACGGAGTTTGCTGGTCACGAAATAATGGTACTAAAGTAACATTATGTTTCTGAACTTCAAACTCTTTAACTATGATCGGACAAACAAAAAATGAGCAAAAACAAAAAAGATTATTTGGATATGCAAAACTCATATTACGATGAATATGCATCTCTGTGGTCTCTAGATTTTCGTGACCCTGTTGTCGGCTCTTACGACGCCCACAACAACTGGTCAGACTACGA